CTCAAGATTCGTGGGAGCGTATGCTGAGAAGGACGCAGAGCTGACTCTCAAGCTGTGGAACATGATGCATGTCGGACTCAAAGAACAGAGTCTTATGGATGTGTTCAATCTGGAGACCTCACTGTTACCCGTCCTGTTGGACATGCGTGAGAAGGGCGTGAAAGTAAACATTGACGGTGCCGAGGCGGCAAAGAAAAAGCTGATTGGCCTCAAGCAGAATCTGATTGCAGACATCAAGCATGAGACGGGCGTGAGCGTGGAACCGTGGGTAGCCAAGAGCGTGGCGTCCGTCTTTGATCATCACAACCTGTACTATGAACGGACAGAGAACAATGGACAGCCATCCTTTACCAAGGCATTCTTGCAAGCCTGTTCGCATCCAGTTGCGGCTAAGATACTTAGGCTTCGCGAACTAGATAAGGCCAGCAATACATTTATTGATAACATTTTGAAGTTCGCCCACAAGGGGCGCATTCACTGCGAATTCCATCAGCTACGGTCTGATGATGGCGGCACTGTCACTGGGCGGTTCTCCTCAAGCAACCCCAATCTCCAACAGATTCCGGCGCGGGATCCAGAGATCAAGGCCATGATCCGTGGCTTGTTCATCCCTGACGACGACTGCAAGTGGGGCAGCTTTGACTACTCAAGCCAAGAGCCAAGACTCCTCGTCCACTACTGTGCAAGCATGGGCGCCAAATACAGGAGTCCGATGATCGACAGCGTCGTGAACGAGTATCACAAGGGCGATGCCGACTTCCACCAGATGGTGGCCGACATGGCAAACATCAGCCGCAAGCAGGCCAAGACCGTGAATCTGGGCATCATGTATGGCATGGGTGTAGGCAAGCTGTCTCACACCATGGACATATCCAAGGACGAGGCCAAGGCACTGTTGGCGCAGTACCATGAGAAGGTGCCGTTTGTGAAAGGCTTGGCGGATCTGGTGTCGGCACAAGCAAGTGCTCACGGCAAGATTCGTACTATGTCAGGTCGTCTGTGCCGGTTTGACATGTGGGAGCCAAAGACATTTGGCTATAGCAAGCCTATGAAGCTCGAGCAGGCGCAGAAGGAGTACGGACCTATACTGAGACGCGCGTTCACTTACAAGGCGCTCAACAGGCTTATACAAGGCTCTGCGGCGGATCAGACCAAGGTTGCTATGGCAGAGTGCTACAAGGAAGGTCTGGTGCCACTCCTGACCGTGCATGACGAACTGTGCTTCAACGTCGAGTCCGAAAAGCAGGCCGCAAAAATCACAGAGATCATGGAGACCAGCACACCGCTGAAGGTGCCGAGCAAGGTCGATCAGGAGTTGGGCGACAACTGGGGGGAAGTAGGATGATAAAAGACATAGCTCTACTTCTTTGGTGCATCAGCTTTTGGTGCGGCCTAGCTTTCAGCTAATGCCCTCATGCGCTTGACCAAACGCTTGGCGCGGTTGGTGACCTGGTCATACCAGCGACTGTCCACCATCTCGTCAGCTGCACGATTCCAGTCCCGTGCATCAACGCCAGCCTTCATGCCCTTGAATTTTGACAGGCGAGGGCGCCCCATGTTGAACATCATGTTGGCGATGATCAACTGGCACTCTTCCGGCAGATCGTCAAAGTCTGGGTACAAGACTTTGCACTCGTCCAGCGTGGACGCAATGTCTAGGCTGAACACTTGACGCACGCGCTCCTCATCGACGGGCGTGCCCACAGGTTGGCCGTACTCTGGATCGTCCTCTACCACGAGGTGTCCAATCCCGTATGTAGGTAGGCCGAGGTGATCTAAGTAGATTTCAAACTTGCAGCCTTCATCCTCTGCAAGCTCTTCACGAAGCTGATCTTTGTTCATTTTGTTCTTCCTAATTGTTGAGCGAGAGCCTGCGTGACAGGATCAGGAAGCAAGAGTGGAGAGACTTGAGACGCTGTTCCCACTTGCGGAGGCTGACCAAGACCAGAAAACTGAATCGGATTATAAATACTGTCATCAAAGGGTTCTGGTGTTGAGCCTTGTTGCTGTTGCTCTTGTGGCGGTTGCACAGTAGGCACAGGTGTAGGGATCCGTTGAGACTGTTGGGCCAAAGATTGACCGCCGACTTCGTATACTTGCTCAAATAGACGGCCCAACTCGTCATATTCTCCTTTACCAGGACGCACACCGGTGGGCCTAGTAATTAGCTTCAAGTATAGATTTGATCTCAATACAGATGACATAAACTTTATACCCACTGCCAAGCCAGCGGCTGACAGAGGACTGGTAAGGTATGCCGTTATACCCAAACCCGTGGCGATAGAGGCAGGAGCCAGAGCACCCAACCCTTTAATCTCTTTGTTTGATACAGCAGCTGACTTTTGAACAGCGCCACGCAAGATAGGACCAGCCTCACCAAACATGGCATCAATGGTTTCATCTCCGTATGCGCGAAGAATACGATCAAGCTGTGTTGAGTGATGTCCGTTAAGAACGTCGTCCACAAACTGTTTTGCGTTTGCAGATTGATCAGGTAACTGACTCAAGATGCGACTCATGGCGGCTTCACGAATCGCCTCCATGGTCTCTTCGCCTAGTTGTGTTTCCGCATCTCTAATGACGGAGGCACTGTTCTTCCTGAATATAAGATCAACAACTTTGTCAGGATCTCTATCAGCTACCGCACGACTGAGACCTTTAGCCAAAGTGTTGTTGGCTAGATCGTCTTGTTCTTTCAAAATGGATCTGATACGAGCAATTTGATCTGCCAAAGGCATGCCAGCCATTCGAGCCAATTCGTCGTCAGCAATACGCGGATTGATCGTTCCAAGATCCGCCAGACCATTCATCAGAGCTTTATGCTGTTTGCCAAACAGAACTTCCCCTGTCGAACCCAGACGGTTAATTTCATCGACCATGGCACTCGGATTGAATGTGCCGTAAATGTTTGTGTTTTGTCGGGCCAACCGTTCAAGATAGTTCCGCGCCATTGACTGGCGGACTGCTTCGCGGGTCTCAACCCCAGCACCTCGAGCCGCAGAGATTTGTTCTGCAAACCTACGACTTTCATTGAACTTGCGAGTCAAAGTAGATTTTAAGAAGTCGCCGTCAGGCAACTGCCTAATAATATTGGGGTCAATGCCGCCTCTACGCAAAAAGTCATCAAAGGTTGCTGGTGTTTCAATCGGAGCCTTACCACCAGGAACCACAGATTTGAAAAACTTGTTTAACGTGTTGCCACGATTTGGTGCAAGCAATCCGTATTCAGAATCAAACAATGCCTCAACATCAAGGTTGCCCTCTCTGAAGTCTCTGAACACTTTCTCTGCGTTTGCATCACGAAAGCGACCAATGCCTTTACCATAGAAAGAGTTTGCTTTGTCCAGAAGATCCAGACCTTGCTTGATATCTTCGCTGCCTTTGCCAACAAACTTACCAGCTTTATCACGGCCCTTCAGTAGATCTTCACGGATTGAGACTCGCGCGTTCTTAAACGACCTGTCGATTGTGCCAAGCAGGTCACCAATAAATTTACCGTTTTGAGTTCCAACGAGACTAGGGTCAAACCCAGCTTCACGAAGCGCGGTACGAATACCATTCATCTCCTGTACGGTAGCCTTGCGGGTCAGACCTTTGCCCAATGGCCTGCCGTCTTTAGACCTTTTAAAGCCAAGAATGAACTTACCTACGCCAGACTCAGCAAGATTGAAGGCTGGATTCTCATTAACAAGTTGCTCAAACCGTCGAACAAGATCCTCTGTGGGTACAACTTCACGATTGCCCAACAGCTTGTTTGCTTGTCCGTACAGAACGTCTACATCCTCATCAAAAATACGCTTTGCAATGTCTATCGCATTTGCAATTTGACGACTATCCAACGGCTTGGTGTCATCGCCGAACATTCTGATGAGTTTATCAATCTCTGTGTTTACCATGCCAGACAGATCTTGATTCGCCTGCCGCAAGATAGTCTCTGGGTCACCATAGATACGCTCAATGTCACGCCCTAGTAACTTGAGTAAGTTATCAGGATCTGCCGCCTTGCCTGAAACGCCAGCTTTTTGCAATCTGCCAGACAGTTCTCGCGCTACAAAGTCTGCATTTTCTTGCGCGGCAGCTTTATTTGGAAACACGC